GGTCCCTAAACACAACGCTAGGGATACAATACATAACGTGTTACAACCCGCTATCCGGTTCACCAAAGACCAATGCTTAGACCTACCGCCGATTACGATTACGTCGCGGGACGTAGAAATGACCCCACAGCAAAACAAATATTATAAGGTGCTCAAAAACAAAATGGTTATGTCTGCAGCAGGGGAAGCGGTCACCGCGAGGAATGCCGCTATCCAGCTTGCTAAGCTGATGCAAATTAGCCTAGGTGCTGTGTACACCGATGAAGGAGAGGTGTTACAGTTTGACGTTACCCCCAGATACAAAGCACTAAAAGAAGTTATGGAAGAGGCAAACAAGAAAGTCATTGTTTTCGTGCCGTTTAAAAACAGTATCAACTTGGTAGTGGAGAAGCTGAGAAAGGACAAAATATCGTGCGATATTATATCCGGAGAGGTAAGCGCGTCTAAGCGTTCAGAGATTTTTAGAGCTTTCCAAACCTCCGATACGCCTCAAGTTTTAGTCATCCAACCACAGGCGGCGGCACACGGTGTTACCCTAACTGCCGCAGACACAATAGTGTGGTGGGGGCCGACACCTAGTTTAGAAACGTACTTACAAGCAAACGCTAGGATTCATCGCCCGGGCCAAGATAGCAAATGCACCATAGTTCAACTAAGAGGGTCTTACGTAGAAAGACGTTATTACGCAATGTTAGATACGAGAATAGACTTCCACACAGGTTTAGTAGACCTTTACAAAGAAATACTTGACTAGCGTAAGTTTAGCCATTATATTACAAGTTCAACCAACCGGAGATTAACATGACTGACAGTACTGACAGTGGCTTACTGCCCGAAAAACTTACCCGAGTATTCCTCAAGATACGCGACAGACGTAGCGAACTAAAAGCCGCGTTTTCTGAAGAAGACAAAAAGCTAGAGGCCCAGCAAGATAAAGTTAAGGCCGCGCTTCTAGGTTTCTGCAAAACAAATGGCGTAGATAGCGTAAAAACAAACGCCGGCACGTTCTTCCGCACAGTTAAAACACGTTACTGGACTAACGATTGGGAGGAGATGAATGCATTTATCAAAGACAATGATGCGCAACACTTCTACGAGAAACGCCTAAACCAAACTGCGGTTAAAGAGTTTATAGAGGAGGAGTTAGAGGGTAGCGCACCTGATTTTATTAACATAACTTCTGAATACCAAGTATCAGTAAGGAAAGGAAAATGAGTAACGGTCCATACGTTGGGATAGAAGCACTAGCTAATTACTTCGGTGTTTCTACGTCAACGGTACGCCAGTGGTTACGCGCCGATAAAATACCTGACAGCACCTACTTACGTGTCGGTTTAACATACCGATTCCATTTACGTGCTGTAGAGGATGCGTTGCTTAACTACAAATCGCGTGAGGGGATGACCTCCGAAGAACGGGCTAAGTTTGCCGATGCTATCATACAAAGTTTGGATAGTAGTGTAGACGAAACCCAAGCGGGTATATCTGAGCGCAGACTGCGAGAAGCAAATGCGGAGCTAGATGCAAAATCGCGTGGTGTACCGTACCTGAAAGAAGACCAAAGTTTGGACGAGGAACTTTCCTCTATCCTAGAAGACGATGAACTAAAAGACATATAAGGTAAAACAATGAAAGAATTAATGAACATTAGCACAGCTCTAGCAAGCTCTGACTTATTTAAGTCTTTGCAGGAAACTACGGATAAGTTGGCAGGTAGCGGCGGTGGAGATTACCGTAGAATCAGCCTAAAAGGTAGTAAGTTCCGCCTCAAGCTAGGTGGTGAGCAAGTAGGTAACGCCCGTACCGATGCGTTACAGATAGTTATCGTAGATGCCGCGGAGTTATCACGTACATATTATGCAGGGGACTACGATTCAGATAACCCTACGCCGCCCACTTGTTGGTCAGCGGATAGCAAATCGCCTGACCCGAAAGTACCTGCGTCTCAGAAGCAGTCAGACAACTGTAAGACCTGCCCTATGTCTATAAAAGGCTCTGGCCAAGGTCAAAGCGCCGCATGTCGTTTTTCTCAGAAGTTAGCAGTAGTGCTCGATAACGAGTTAGAGGAAGAGAAGATACCTGTGTATCAACTAAGCTTACCTGCCAAATCTGTATTCGGCGCGGCAGAAAGCGGTCACATGCCTATGCAAGCGTATGGCAAAATGCTTAAGACCCACAAGGCACCTGCTATTGCAGTGGTCACGGATATGTATTTTGATGAAGACAGCGATACTCCTAAAGTCTTCTTTAAACCTAACCGCATGCTTACTGAAACTGAACTCGCACGAGTTGTTGAGCTACGCGACTCCGAGGAAGTAAAAGACGCTATCACTATGTCCGTAGCAGAAGCCGATGGTGTAGCAGAAGCCGATGGTGTAGCAGAAGCCGAAAAAGCCCCCGCTAAGAAAGCCCCTGCTAAGAAAGCCCCTGCTAAGACCAAAGTAGTAGAGGAAGAAGATGACGAAGAAGAAGCCATCGAAGAACCTAAGAAAGTAAGCAAGAAAGCTGAAAAGCCTGAAGTAAAAGTAGACGACGAGCTTGCCGGTCTGATTGACGATTGGGACGAGTAAGCGTTATGGGAATCCCATAATGGGGTTCCTTTCTTTTTCTTCAGGGGATGGCAATGAACCGTGAAAATTTTATAAGGACGCTACTGACGACAAACGGGTTATACGCATTATTCGCAAAACATAAAAACGAAGAATGGCCTAGACAGACTTTCCACGACACTGTGGAGGGACTACTTAAAGCGCTAGACGCTTACGACGGGTATGACTTATATTGTGGGGTAGCTAGCTTTAAAGACGACAGCGATAGAAAGCAACATAATGTACACGAGATAAAAGCTTTCTTCTTAGACTTGGATGCCAAAGACTTCGGCTCTAAGAAAGAGGCGTTGACGCAACTACAGGCTTTTTGTAAGGTAACTAAACTACCAAAACCTACTCTTATCGATTCGGGTAGGGGCATACACGTTTACTGGTTACTGGATAAAGCTATTGACGGTAGCACTTGGACTAAAGTAGCTACTAAACTAAAAGGTCTATGCGTACAGCATGGGCTTAAAGCTGACCCTGCGGTAACCAGTGACTCTGCAAGAGTAATGCGGATAGCAGGTACGTTTAACCATAAAGGCGAAGACCCCGTACCTTGCAGGGTGTTACAGTTTGACCCTGAGGCCGACAGAATTAGCCTAGAAGACTTCTCTGCTAAGATAGGTTACTCGTACGTACCTGAGCCAGAGTTTATAGTCCCTGCGGCGTTTGCGGGGCTAGAAGACCCACTATCTGACAAGTTAAGTGGTAATACTGAATCATCCTTTAAAGTCATAATGCAGAAAACACAGAAGGGCAAAGGGTGCGCTCAGCTAAGAAACGCGGTACTTGACAGTAAAGACCTAGATGAACCTACATGGCGAGGTGCATTATCTATAGCCGTAAGGTGTGTCGATAGTAGTGTAGCGCTACGCAAAGTATCTGAAAAGCATCCTGATTACTCAGAGAAGCTGACAAAGAAGAAGGCTGACGAAACTAAAGGCCCGTATACTTGCGACATGTTTGAAAACCTTAATCCTGATTTATGCAAAGGTTGCCCCAATAAAGGTAAAGTAAAATCCCCTATAGTACTTGGTAACCAGTTAATAGAACTAGAACAAACCGGTGACGGCGAAAGCCACCAAGAAACGGTCAAGTTAGTCAAGGACGGCGAAGTATTGCATGAGCTAACTGCTAATGTACCGCGCCCGCCTAGAGGTTACTCGTACGGAAAAGAGGGAGGTGTCTACGTTGTTGAGGTAGATGAAGACGGCAACAAAGACTTCAAAGTGGTATGCAAGCATACACTTTACGTAGTCGATAGAACATACGACCCTATAGAACATCAGGAGTCGTTGATAGTCAGAGTACATATGCCGCAAGACGGTGTGCGGACCTTTATATTGTCTAACGCTCAAGTATCGTCTGCGGATAAGTTAAGAGAAGAACTCGCTAAGAAGGGTATACTATCTCTTAACCAGACAGAACTTAGGAGATACATCATGGCTTGGGTAGACCATTACCAACAATATGCTATGGCTAAAAAACCTATACGCCAGTTTGGGTGGCAAGGTGTTGAGTGCACCCAATTCGTTTTGGGCGAAACTGTTTATACAAAAAACGGACCAGAACTAGCACTGCCTTCGCCCAGAACGGCACCTTACAATTCTTACTTCGACCCTAGAGGTACACTAGATAAGTGGGTAGCTAACTTAAAGTTTTGGGACGACCCTAGATTCGTACAGCAACAATACTGTATGGGTGTCGGATTCGGCTCAGTATTAATGGAACGCGATGCTACTAACGCCTCTATACTGCATTTATATAGTAAGGGTTCAGGGATAGGTAAGACGGCTATAGTAGAAGCGATAGCTAGTATATGGGGGCAACCTCGCCCACTTGTTATGAATCAAGACGACACGCTAGCATCTAAGATGAACCGCTCTGAGGTGTGGCACAACATACCGCTTATCCTAGACGAGATAACTAACATAACCCCGCAGGAAGCGTCACAAATCATATATCAGATGTCCAGTGGTCAGCAACGAAGCCGTATGAACAGCAACGCCAACGAGGAACGTGTTAGGGGGGACAGGTGGTCGTTCTTCTGTATCACCACTGCTAATAATAGCATTCTAGATAAAGTTTGCGGTAGAGGAGGTAAAGCGTCGCCAGAGGCAGAAGCCCAGCGTGTTATCGAGATGCACGTAAACCGGCAGTACGCCGAGAACGACACAGCCAACAAGAAGATTGCACTGAAATTTAGAAACGCCTTAGAGACTTCGTGCGGTGTAGCAGGTCCAGTTTTTATACAGTGGGTAATAAACAATCCTACTGAGACCGACTTGATAATATCAAAAGTACAAGAGGCTGTTGATACCCGCGCCGAATTATCCGCTACAAATAGGTTTTGGTCGGCACAAGTAACATACGCTATCGCGGCTTTGGTCATATGCAAGAAACTAGGACTTTTAAGTTACGACCCTAAAAACGTTATGAAGTACGCTATTCAGATACTACTAAAAGAAAACAAGGCAAACGTAGTAGACATGAAGCAAGGATGTGTACAGGTGATAAGTAGTTACGTAGCAGAGAACTTTAGTAACTTCTTGCAGGTAAGAAACGATAGTGACGCTTCAGATTCGGAGAACGGTACCCCGTTTATCCCACCAGACGAGAAAGCTAGAGTGAAGATACTGGGCAGATACGAGTCAGATAACTGCAGGTTGTTCTTGTTGTGCGGGCCATTTAAAGAGTGGTGCATAGATAGGCAGATTAACTACCGTGGTCTTCTCACTGACATACGTGAAGCGTACCCGTCAAGCGAGATAAAGACGTGCCGAATTGGTACTGGCACTAAACTAGACTTGGGTAGTAGCCGCACTTTAGTTATACCGTGGAGCCATAATGACGCAGATTCTCAAAGCCCTGCGTCATAACCACTTTATAGAGGTTGACGGGGTAAAGTTTGCCATCCGATGGAGTGACTTTGGGAAAGGGACTTCCTTTTTTATACCCTGCATTAATGCGTTTATGGTTACCAAGCAGGTAAAAAGCTACGTTAAGCAAGAGGGTTGGCAGGTTATTTATAGTATACGTGCAGAAGGCGGGTATTTTGGTGTTCGTTTTTGGAGAACAATGTGATATATTCCCAATCGATGAACACACCTCCCTAGTAGATGTTTGTTTGTCTCCGGTTGGACCCCCGCAAGGGGGTCTTTTTACTACCGGTCTTCGAACATCACAGTCCCAAGAGTATCTTCGTTAAATTGCTTTAAGTACTCCCGCATATTTTTAGAAAGGCTCACGCCGTTATACATCTCGTTTGAAGTCCTTATGTGCCCCTTCATAGAGGTTTTGATTCTATCTGGCGTTATAGCAAACCGCGGATTACGACGATTAAACTCCACCATCTCTTTAGCG